TCTAGTGCTTTTAATTGATGCTCGTATGGCTTAGTTTTAAACTTATAATTTTTTATCATATTTTAATTATTCTTTCTTGACATTTATATAATCATGACTATGTTGAATGTCAATACAGAAAGAAGCATATGAGAAATAAATTATTTGAATTGTACAGACCAAGTCAATTGCAGGAATTTTTGCAGTTTAACAAAGAGAACCCTGACGCAGATTTTGTGTATGTATTACAACACCCACCAAGAAACATAAATATTTTAACAGCATCAGACTATGGATACCTGGTTATTTGTTTACCAGAAAATTCACAGATGATGTTTAGTCCTGCACCTTTTATACATAAGATGCGGAAAAATTTACAAGATTTTAAATCTACTGATTACATACTTTGCACAGGTGATCCTGCTATAATAGGATTATCTACAGCAATAGTAAGCGATATAACACAAGGTAGGTTTAATTTACTAAAATGGGATAGACAAGAAACAAGATACTATCCTCTAAGTTTTAATTTATTCGAGAAAGGAATAGACAATGAGTGAAATAAACGACATTGATTTTGAAGAAGATCAACAAGAAATAATAGAAAAAACTGACATAGTTAGTCTAGCTAACTATTGTAAAGAACTGAAAGCTTATGAAGATGAAATTTCAGATCTAGAAGATAAAATAAAATTTAAAAAAGAAAAAGCAGACAAGATTAGTTCAGAGATAATACCTAATATGCTAGCAGAGCAAGGGCTATCATCTTTGAAATTAGCTGACGGCAGCGCTGTAGAGGTAAAAAAATCTTACAGTTGCACTATCAAAAAAGATGATATTGAGTCAGCTTACACATGGCTTCGAGAAAACGGGCTAGAGGACATCATTAAAAATGAAGTCTTTGTTACGTTCGGTAAAGGCGAAGATAACAAGGCGAAGGATCTCCTGAGCCTTGCGGAGCAAGAAGGTTATGAGCCACAACAAAAATCAAAAGTTGAGCCCATGACGTTGAAAGCTCTTTATAGAGAGCGTATCGAGGCCGGCCTCGATATGCCCTCGGATTCTTTTCATTTATTTATAAAGGATCAAACTAAAATTAGCCGGAAATAAAGAATCATGAATAAGGAGAAAAGTAACATGAACCAAGTAACAGAAAAAAAGAAGACAGACGTTGCTCTAACGAGCATGTTTGAACAAGACGCTAACACAAGTTTTAGTAACATGGACACAGATGACTATGCATTACCATTTCTTAGAGTGTTAGGTCAACTATCACCCGAATGTAATAAAAGGGACGCCAAATATGTGGATGGTGCTGAACCCGGTATGATATTTAATACCGTGACTAAGCAACTTTACGATGGTGAAGGAGGAGTAAATATTATTCCATGCTATTACAAAAGGGAGTATGTCGAGTGGAGTGATAGAGGCGAGGGCACAAGTGCTCCTGTAGCTATACACTCTGTTGATAGTGGCATTATCAAAGAGGCAACAAGAGATGCAAGTTACAAAGATAGATTACCAAATGGTAACTATTTAGAAAACACGGCGTCTTATTTTGTGTTGATTGATGATGGTACATCAGCTTTGATTTCTATGAAGTCTACGCAATTAAAAGTAAGTAGATCATGGAACTCAATGATGAACAGTATCAAGTTAAAAGGGAAAACTGGTATGTTCACACCGGCTATGTATAGTCACGTGTATAGCCTTAAAACAGTACAACAATCAAATGACAAGGGAACTTGGTTTGGTTGGAATATTGAAAAGGTTGGTCCTGTGCAAGACAAAGACTTGTATGAGGCCGCAAAAAGTTTTGCTAGTTCCGTAAACAAAGGTGACGTAACTGCAAAACATGGTGGAGACGAAACTAAGTCTAAAGACGAAGTACCGTTTTAATCATGTAGGCCCATCGACTACCCCCCTGTTGGTGGGCCTAATTATATAGAAAGAGAGAACTATGGACAACAGAACTATTTATCATAAAAAATATTACAGAGTTAAAACTTTACAAAAGTTAAGAAATAAGATTAAAGGTCTTGAAGAAACATTACAAATGTTTAGAGATAGTCCAGAAGGTAAGGATTATTTTGATAGAAAGACTAAGGAGTATCAGAAAAAATACCGAGAACATAATAGAAAGAAGATAGAAGAGTACAGAAAACAATATGCAACGCTTTAAAGAAATATTTGAAGGCAACAATAGTGCCTTTGGTCAGCTTATATTATCTGGTAAAAAAGATACTAGAGGTAAAGAAAAAGGACGTCCCTGGATAAGACGGGAAAAAATATCAGATGAATTATGGACAGATCACCTAGAGGGTAAATCAGATTCTAATGGTAGACTATTACCTGCTTTAGGTGTGATACCTATAAACGAAGAGAACAAGTGTAGGTGGGGTTGTATTGATGTTGATATATATAACTTAGATCACAAAGAAATTTTGCAGAAAGTAAAAAAATTAAATCTGCCTTTGATAACATTTAGATCCAAGTCTGGTGGCGCACATTTATTTTTATTTGCAGAAACTTTTATTCCTGCATTTCTTATGCAGGAAAAATTAAAAGAAATGGCTAAGGCTTTGGGTTATGAAGATAGTGAGGTATTTCCAAAACAAACAGAATTATTAGCAGAACGAGGTGACGTAGGTAATTTTTTAAATTTACCTTATCACGCAGGCACAAAAGGTTTGAGGTACGCATTAGACGAAGAAGGCAATGCCGCTAGTTTAGAATCATTCTATTCTATGTATGATAAGTTTGTACAAACAGAAGAGCAGATAGATAGTGTAAAAATTAAACAACCACCAAAGAAAAAAGAATATTTTGAAGAAGGGCCTCCTTGTTTAAATAAATTAGCAGAAGAGGGTTTTGGAGAAGGCGCCAGGAACAATGGATTATTTAATGTTGGCGTGTACAGAAAAAAATCTAATCCGGACAATTGGGAAGACATGTTAGTTGCTGACAATCTTAATGTCATGGACCCACCTCTTGGTAATACAGAAGTACAGGCACTTATAAAATCTTTAAATAGAAAGGGATATGATAAGTACAGGTGTAAAGAACAACCTATTTGCGGTGTGTGTAATGCAGCTAAGTGTGCAACAAAAATGCATGGTGTAGGTTATGATGATGAACAGATGCCACAGCTGAGCGCTTTAGTCAGAGTAACATCAAACCCACCACAGTGGTTTTTAAATGTAGATGATGCAAGGATAGAATTAAAAACAATAGAACTAAGAAACCCTGAACTATTTGCAACGGCTGTGTTAGATCAAACAGATATAGTGATACCAGAAGTTACAGCAAAGAATTGGAGACAACTATATTTAAGAAACTTAATGCAAAATGTTGATCATAGTGAACCATTACAATCTTTGGATCCTAAATATTTTATTACAAACTTATTAAAAGATTTTACTGTTAACAGACCACAAGGCAGAAAAAAAGAAGACATACTGAGAAAGATGGCTTGGACGGATGAAGATAATTATTGTTATTTTAGAATGGATGATTTTTATGCTTGGGCAAAAAGAAACAATTGGGAGTTAGACAGACAAAAAACAGCGAGCCTTATAAAAAATTTAGATGGTTTTGAAAAAGAAGTTCGTATGAAATTAAAAGGACAGACTCCACATGTAATAAAAATTAAATCTATGAAGGCCGAGAATGAAGATGAACCAGAAATATCAGAAGTTACATACGAAAAGTCACCATTCTAATGAAAACAATAATACTAGGACCACCAGGTACAGGTAAAACCACAACACTATTAAATTTAGTAGAAGACTTTTTACGCAATGGTGTAGATATAAAAAAGATAGGTTATTTTTCTTTTACAAAGAAAGCTGCATGGGAAGCAACACACAGGGCAGAAGAAAAATTTATGATAGATCAAAAAGAGATACCTTATTTTAGAACACTACACTCTCTTGCATTTAGAACTTTAGGCATGAACAAAGAACGTGTGATGAAACACTCAGACTACAGAGACTTTGGTTTACAATGCGGCATACCTATTAAGACAGCATGGTACAGTGAGGAGGATGGAGTATTTAGTTCTGACAACGAATATTTACGATTAATTAATAAAGCACGGGTTTTAGAAATGCCTGTCCTGGATCTATACGACAAAAACGAGCACCATATGGACATTGAGAGAGATTTATTATATCTTTTAGATCAAGAACTTAACAAGTATAAGAGAGAAAAAGGATTATACGACTATGATGACATGTTGGAACAATTTATTCAACAAGATGTTTCACCAACTTTCGACGTATTATTTATTGACGAAGCACAAGACCTCTCACCTTTGCAGTGGAGAATGGTCCGGACTCTTTGGTCGAAAGCAGACAAGACCTACATTGCTGGGGATGACGATCAAGCTATATTTAGATGGGCTGGCGCTGATGTTGATACTTTTATCGCTCTTAAAGAAGAAGTAGATCAAATCGATACACTAAAACAATCTTACAGAATACCTGGTGGACCAATACATGAGTTGTCACAAAAAATTATTAGAAATGTTTCTAACAGATACGACAAAGAATATATGCCTAGACAAGAGATGGGTGACTTAACAAGATATTCTGATGTTACACAAGTGGACATGTCACAAGGACAGTGGTTGGTATTGTCAAGTGCAAATTATTTTTTAGATGACATAAAAGATTTATGTGAACTGCAGGGTTGGTATTTTTCTCACAAACACAAGAACTCTATTAAATTAGATTTATTATTAGCCATACAAACTTGGGAAAAGTGGCGTTCAATGGAGCATTTACTACCTGTGGCATCAATAAAAAATGTCTATGCATATCTGGGAGAAAATGTTACAAAGGGTTATAGGACAGGTAAAACATTAAACGAGAATGAAGAAGGATACTACATCGCAGAATGTATGGAGCAACATGGATTACAAACAGATGATGTTTGGTATAAAGCGTTTGCTGGCCTGGACGTAGACACAGAAAACTATATAAGAAATATGCTAGCTAACGACGAAAAGATTACACAAACACCACGCATAACTCTATCAACAATACATGCCGCTAAAGGAGGCGAAGCTGACAATGTACTCATTCTTCCTGATATTACTAAATCTGCTGTTGACAACAATGATATTAATCCAGATGAACTACACCGATTATTCTACGTTGCTGTAACACGAGCAAAAAAATCTTTACATATATTAGAACCAAAAAATTATGAGAGGTGCTATGTCTTCTAAAAAACACGATCCTGTAAATTTTCCATCACACTATAACAAAGGCGGTATAGGTTGCATCGATGCTATCCAGTCATGTCAAGGCGATGGTTTTAAATATTATCTACAAGGTTCTGCTATAAAATATATTTGGCGTCACGAGCATAAAGGTAAACCACTAGAAGATCTAGACAAAGCTATTTGGTTTATAAACAAACTTAAGGAAGAGTATAAGTGAGAACTTTACAACAGCCACTATTCACACCCGAAACAGAATGGGTTCCACCAGATCATTTACCAGATTTATCTAGTCACAGCGAGATAGCTGTTGACTTAGAAACACGAGATCCAAACCTGATGTCTATGGGGTCAGGTGCGGTGAGAAAAGACGGGGAGATAGTCGGCATTGCCGTTGCGGTCGAAGGATGGTCCGGCTATTTTCCTATCGCGCACGAAGGTGGTGGGAACATGGACCGAGAATTAGTTCTTGATTGGTTTGAGGAAATGTTAAATAACACCGCTACAAAAATATTTCACAATGCCATGTATGATGTATCCTGGATACGTTCACTTGGGTTTCAAATAAATGGTGGCATCATTGATACAATGATTGCTGCAAGTTTGATTGACGAAAATAGATTCAGTTACACACTAGACTCTATTGGTAAAGATTATATTGGCATGCGTAAGAATGAAAAACTTTTACAAGATGCTGCCAAAGATTTTGGTGTCAATGCAAAAGCAGAGATGTGGAGATTACCAGCACCATTTGTAGGTGAGTATGCAGAGAAAGACGCAGAGATGACATTGAAGCTGTGGCATGCACTACAGCATGAAATATCAAAACAAGATCTGTGGGACGTATTTAATTTAGAGACTAATTTGTTTCCATGTTTAGTCGATATGAAATTTAAAGGTGTGCGTGTTGACGCTCAAAAAGCTATGTCAGTCAAGGCAGAACTACAAGAAACAGAAAAAAATTTAATGAGAGATATAAATAAGTTAGCCGGTTTTGATGTAGAGATATGGGCTGCAGCTTCTATTGCTAAAGCATTTGACAAAGAAAAACTACCATACGACAGGACAGAGAAAGGTGCACCAAGCTTTACAAAAAACTTTCTTGCCACACATCCAGCTGAGCTACCAAAACTTATTAACGAAGCAAGAGAGATAAATAAAGCCAACACAACATTTATTGATACAATACTAAAGCACGAACATAACGGCCGCATACACGCAGAAATAAATCAAATACGATCTGACCAGGGTGGTACAGTTACCGGCAGGTTCAGTTACAATAATCCAAACCTCCAGCAGATACCAGCACGACACAAGCATCTTGGACCGTTGATTAGAAGTTTATTTATACCAGAAGAAGGACACACTTGGGGTTGTTTTGACTACAGCCAGCAGGAGCCAAGAATATTAGTGCACTTTGCATCACTGATGCGATTGGAAGGCACAGGCACAATTGTCGATGCATACAACGATGGCAGTGCAGACTTTCATCAGATGATTGCTGACATGGCCGGTATAGATCGTAAACAAGCAAAGACTATAAACTTAGGTATTATGTATGGCATGGGTAAGAACAAACTTATGGCAGAACTAGGACTTATGAAAGACGCAGCTGAGAAACTATTAAAGACATATCACCAGCGAGCGCCTTTTGTAAAAATGTTATCGGAGGCTGTATCACGCAGAGCCGATGACAGCGGTAAGATCAGAACGATTGGGGGAAGACTATGTCACTTTGATATGTGGGAGCCACACGGTTTTGGTATTAAGAAACCACTTAAACATGCAGACGCACTCAGGGAGCATGGACCAGGGATTAAACGAGCTTTTACATACAAAGCATTAAACAAACTAATACAAGGATCAGCTGCAGACATGACTAAACAATCTATGTTGGCGCTGTACCAGGAAGGAATAATACCTCATGTACAAATTCATGATGAGCTTGATATATCAGTGGCAAGCGTACAGGACTCAGAGAAAATTATTAGAGTTATGGAGGAAGCGGTTGAGTTACAAGTCCCGAACAAAGTCGACTACGAAAAAGG